TGGCCCATTGCTAACCTTGAGCTAGGGTTACTTCCCTGCCTTGTTGACATGACATGGCGCGGTGTTCGCGTGGATACCAACCGGGTAGAACGCACAAGAGACGCACTTCTCAAGCGCGAGAAGGCTGTAATGCAGGAAATTAAACGAATTACGGGCACCGACGTAGAAATCTGGGCAGCCCAATCGCTCTCTAAATCGTTTGATAAACTCGACATAGGCTACCCCAAGACAGAAAAAGGCGCACCTAGCTTTACGAAGCTGTTCCTAACCGAACACGAACATCCGCTCGCGAAGCTGGTTGTTCAAGCGCGGAACCTGAACAAGACCTCGGGGACATTTATTAACTCAATTATGAAACACTGCCGCACTGATGGCAGAATACATGGGCACATAAACCAAATCCGTTCCGACGATGGTGGTACAGTTTCGGGCCGCATATCAATGTCCAACCCCAATTTACAACAAATCCCGGCCCGCGACCCAGAACTTGGTCCTATGATCCGGTCTCTGTTTCTCCCAGAAGAAGGCGAACAGTGGGCGGCAATTGACTTCTCGCAACAAGAACCGCGCATCTTGGTGCATTATGCTCACGTTTATGGGCGTAACCGGGGCGTCCCGTTGGATGGAGCCGCAGATTTTGTTCAAGCATACAACGAAGACCCAAGCACTGACTTCCATACGATGGTTGCGGAGATGGCTAACATTCCCAGAAAGCAAGCCAAGACAATTAACCTTGGCATGATGTATGGCATGGGCGTGAATAAGTTGTCCGAACAGCTAGACGTTTCGCTAGAAGAGGCGAAGATACTTGTTAAGCAATACCACGACCGCGTTCCGTTTGTTAAAGGACTGACCCGGGGTGTTATGAACAGGCTGAACGAGAAATCGTCGGCTGGAGCGTTGCGCTCTCTGGCAGGCCGTAAGGCGCGGTTTGAGCTTTGGGAGCCTGATACATTCGCAATGAACAAAGCACTGCCTTACAAGGAAGCTGTGGACGCCTACGGGCCTACTACGAGGCTGAAGCGGGCGTTTACCTACAAAGCCATGAACAGGCTCATCCAAGCGTCTGCCGCTGATATGACAAAGCAGGCAATGGTTAACTTGTACGAGAAGGGTTTCCTACCAATGGTGCAAATCCACGACGAGATTGCAATGTCTGTTAAAAGTATTGACGAGGCCAAAGAAATCGCCCACATTATGGAGACTGCAATACCCCTAGAGGTTCCTAGTAAATGTGACGTTGAAATAGGACCGTCGTGGGGAGAAGCTAAGTAGCTTGGACACTGCTCGCTTAACTGCCCCGCTTCGGCGGGGTATTTTTTTACTTGACTACCTGTTTTTAACTGATATACGGGGTTTGCTACTAGTCTGTTGTGGGTAACTCAAGACGGGTAGACAAAAGACGACGCTCCACCCAGTGTCGTCTTTTTTTATGTCCCACTCTTTTCTTGCAATCTTGTATATTCTCCTATATTATCCTAGATATGCGGAAGCGCATTGGAGATAAAAATGGATACAACACGTTGGAAAAGCATTCTCGTACCAAGAGAAGTGTACGAAGAGATCAAAGAACTATCAAAAAACGAAGGCCGCACGATTGGCGGGCAACTACGACTCGTATTTGATTGGTACAGAGATTCTAAAAAAGGAAGCGCAGATGATAACCAAGGGGACAGGGCAGTTTCACAAAAGATTGGTGGAAAACCGGTGCCCAAAGTGCGCGCAAAAGCTTAAAGTTATTGAAAAAAATGATGAAAAACTCGTCCGGGTATGCGCGATATGCAGCTTAACAATAACCGACGACATAAAAAATGCAGAATATCCCGAAGATGTATGCGATTAAGTATTGCATATCGCATACAGGGGCTTTATAAGAGTTTTCGAGGGTCATGCCTCAAACTCTGTAGTTAAGACAACTATAACCCCTAGCTCGGTTGCCCCCAGCTAGGGGTTTACTTTTTTATAGAGGAGAAAAATATGGAAAAAGTGTTTGTAAACGGTCTCATGGCAAAAAAACCTAGAGAAACTGCGCCCGATTGGATAAAGTGTAACCTAAGTATAAAACGAGAAGACCTCGCAACGTGGCTCGCGGGCCAAAAAGGCGATTGGATTAACGTTCAAGTATGTGAGAGTAAAAACGGGGATAAATGGTACGCAGAGGTGGATACATGGGAACCCAAGAAGACGAACTCTTTTTAGAAGAAACGTTACAGCGGCACAAAGAAGATTTTTTCCATGCTATAGAATGTACTATGGAACTTCTGAAAGAGTTTGATGAAATGGGTTTAAACAAAGGAGCCGCTATTGGTGGCTCCCTTACTCACCTGATTGCACACCTCATAGAAATATCCCCCAACCCAGCTACAGCGATGGGCCTGCTATCGTCCTGCATGACAAATGCCGCCGTCAACATGAGCCACGTCTCCGAGAACCATCCGGGCAGTGACGAAATACATTAGGTTGACTTAATCCCATAATGTCCTATACTTCTCCCACGTTTTAACTAAAGGAGAACGACATGATGTTAATAGACATTAACGAAGTTTGTGAGATAGCCAAACTTTCTAAATCAACCGTGTATAAAAAAGTAAAAGACGGAACCTTCCCGGAAATCAAAAAAGCACCGAGCCCCAGTTCCCGCGGACCACGGCTCGTAAACCGTTGGGACAAATCAAAAGTAATTGCTTGGGCCTTTGATGAAGACGAAATAAGGGGCAAGCTTATCTCATCAGAAGACGACATTCCTGATGGGCCTTACAACGCGCCATATGGTGACGCTTTCCTAGAGGAAGCCCGCAAAGGTGAGTACGCCGGGTTTATGGATTGGTATGACGAACCACCCAAGTGGTGGCGTAAATATTCTCCGCATATATCCGTTATCGTGCTGATAGTAGTTGTCGCAGCCATCATTAAGTTTGTTGTACTATAATGGCAAAATGGACACTAGATAAGACGGCAGAACAAAAATATGCCGAAATCCTTACTCTGAAAAGTAAGAACTCAAAGCAACGCGCCGAAATTGCAAGGCTGACCGTTGCACTTGAAAGAGTAACAAAAGAAAAGTTATCTCTTCTCACAGACATAAAATGGATGAGAGGAGAAAATGACAAATCACCACCTGAAAAGAAAACTTGATAACCTATACAAATGGATCGACGCAATGGAAGACAACGACACAACAATGAAATGTCCAGATTGTGACGGCGACGGTTTGGAAACAGTCGAAGTGTTTAAACCACAAAGCCCCGGCAGAGATGTCGGGGAGCCTTACGAAGAACTAAGGCACTGCGAAAGATGCGACGGATCAGGAACCATAGAAGAGTAATACCCGGAGTTTGTTATGTTAGCAGGAATGTGCCTTGCCCTCGCATTGTACCATGAGGCAAGAGGAGAAACCCAACTAGGACAACTCCTAGTGGCAAAGGTTATCGTTGGACGCATGGAATCCAAAAGGTTTCCGTCAGAAATGTGCGACGTGATTATGCAGCCACGACAATTCTCATTTGTTCGAAAAGGATGGGTGCCCGTTCCTAAAGATAAAAAGGCATGGAAATTTTCTAAAGACCTAGCGCAAGAAATTATAGAAAACCCCAGTGTCTTGCCCCTAACGTCCGTAGATCACTACCACACAACAAAGGTGCGACCGGTCTGGAGAAAGAAACTGTATAGAGTGGGCCGAGTAGGTAAGCACATCTTCTACAGTTATAACCGACCGGAAACCGTAACAGTTAGCTTGCGGCCTAAGATACGGAAACAATAAAAAAAATTTAAGGTGCGACACTATGTCGCGGATAAAGGTATATAACTTTATATTAAATTATGTTAATATAAGTTATCGAAGGGGATGAGCCTCTTCGATCAATGTTTCACGTGAAACATTGGGGGCGGGCAAGCCCTACGCTATTTGACATTGAATCAACCAGCCAGTGCTAGGGTACTGGAAAGGTGGTTCTACATACTATGGAGTAAAACATGACACGTTTGAAAATAAAACCTGTGAACAATACCCTCTCTGATCGGAACAGGTACTGCGGCCCAGCCGTTATAAGTTCCCTTACCGGAATGACTACTGGTGAAGCCGCAAGACTTATAAGATCGGTTACGGGGCAAAGAAAAGTCACAGGAGTTCATACGCACCACCTCATACGGGCCTTAGACTTTTGTGGAATATCCTTTTTTCCCGAAAGGTGTTTGAGATTTCTTCCACAAAATAAACCTACTTTAGCAAAGTGGTTGAAAAACTCTAAAGAGAGTCGATCAACAGGTCGTGTGTTTCTGGTTGTTGCTGGTCATCATTTCCAGTTGGTCGAAGGCAGACGTTACGTTTGTGGGAGAACACTGGACATCGTTAGCATCAAAGACAAAAGCGTTAAACGCAGATGTCGCGTTGAAGAAGTCTACGAGTTGAAAGCAGAAGGTAAGATCATAATTCCAGATCGTGCTAAAAAGCCAAAACGAAAGTATGATCAACATCGGCCCTTTGTTCAAAAGATGAAACAGAAATATGGTTTCATGGCTGAATGGAAGCAAGAGGGTGGATACGGTGACTACTGGGTAGAGATGCCGTCACACGCGGAAGACCTAGCCTACGACATGGAACATGAGCTTAGTGATGAACATACTTGCTACGACATGGCAGACGTTGCAGGAAGAATGGAACGTATGGCAGAGTTCATGGAAGAATACTGTGTAGAATAAACAATAGCCCGCGGTTCTCGGATCGCGGGCTTTTTTATGTGGATCGCGGCTCACGGCACAATTAAACACGGTTCTATGTATATAGAGAGGCAAATAGAAAAAAAATATTT